GTTTCTTTTTTTAGCTGGCATAATTAGAAACTATAGTCACGATTTTTTCTTACATTTGATCCAGGCTGTCTGGATGCTCTGTCTAAAATTTCATTCCAACCTGCTGAATTTGCTTCTCCTTTAGTGGTCATATCTCCAATCTCTCCTACACCAGCACATCCTGCTTGCCAATCTTTATCCCAATCGGGATTCTCTTTTCTCCATGTATCGTACTCCTTCATAGTCATAGAGAGTTCTTTCTTCTCTCCTGTCTCTTTATGTTTGATTGGATATGTTGGCATGGTTTGTTAATATGTGTAAAGGTATTTAGACCCATTCAAGGGCTTCTGAGACTGCAGGGAACTGTTCGGTAAACACCTTCCTACATGCTTCTGCAATTTCCATATGCTCTTTCTGAGTTCCATGTGCAGAACGTAGATTAATATAATGTATCCAAGAACGACATGAACCAGTCATGTATATTCTAGTAGGAGTGCAAAGTGGTAGTACCATTCTAGCACACTCTTTAGCAACACCATCTTCTAGCATCTGATTATACAATGCAGTTGCAGAACTAAACAATGTTTCCATCTGTTTGTTCAATGTGTCTACCATCTTAGGATCCAAATCATCAGTAGAGTTCTGACGATTCTTTGTATCTTGTCTTCTAAGTTCTGGTAAATCAATCTTACCTAATGCAGTACTGGCAGCATATCTCTGTGAAAACTCTTGAAATGTAAAACTACGATGCCTTAATACCTGTGCAGCAATAGCACGAGTAGTCTCAATCTCAAGTGTCATTGAAGACTGCTCAAACACACTCCAATGATTGTGCTTGATACAATACTTCAATAGTCCTGCATACTTCTCATTATCCTGATTAGATGGATTAGATACTCTGGCAACATAGGCCATGAGTTTCTCCGCATCAGGAGTAACAGTAACAAGTTTTACATTCATTCATCATCCTCAAAAACTTCATCGTAGTTTGCTATTGATCCTACATGCTCATCGTAATTCGCTTGTTTATATGCATCAACATCTGAATATACTTCAGACTTTAATGAATCAACAAGGAGTTCCAAATTACGGACAATCAATTTTAATTGTTGTCTATCCATAAGAATTTTCATTTTATTTATTATAACATAAAAAAAGGAGGGTCGCAACAACCCTCCCCTATTCTTATTCAGTTGTAATTAAACAGCAGTAAGTTTCTTTGAAACTTTGACTCCTCGATACATTAGATCGAAGTTTCTGTGTTGTGCTGCTTCAGCGAGTACCTTCTTGTTGTACTCTGCAGAGTCGTACTCGACTCCACGGTAAGTGACTTTTGCCATTGGCTTTACTCCAAAGTAGTAGGGTTTTTAATCCGTTCCTTTAGTCGGCTTTTGCGTCCTCAAAGCATCCCTTCTCAGTGTTCTCTTGTATTACTTCAACTAACTCTGCTCTGTGAAGAACTGTGAGATCAATGTTGTCGATAATACTCTGAGCACTTTCACATGTTAATAATGATGCGAGAAGAAATTCCATGAGGATGAACGATTCCGTTCCGAGTCGGCTTACTTGCGACCTCTTGTGAGGTTGAACGATTGTGTTAATACTAACACAGTTATACTATATAGTCAAGTAATTTTGTATTCTGTGATACAGTTTTACATCTGTCCACTATCAAAAATAAACTTTAGCAATTCTACTTCTAGGATCAACATAAAAATGTCCTTGAAAAGTTATCCTATACTCACCATCATCAAGTTTAAATCTACCTACCCTATGGGGAAGCATTCCATTCCAAAAATGCAAACATCCAAATTTATATTCAAACCTTTCCTCATGTTTCCATGTTTCATCATCAATTATAATATCAAGAAAAGCAGGAGTTTCTGAACATTGAATAACTGATATAAAAGAAACTACTGTACCTGGACTTACTTCTGGATAATATTCAAGTACATCTAAGTCAACATGAGTAATTGTATTATAATCTTGTCCACCAAATACATGAAAACCTGGTACTGGTAAACGATCATCAAACTCAACTTGCAATCCAAACTGCTTTTCTATTTCAGTAAAAGTAAGTTGATATAACCAATCAAATCTTACCTTAAGTTTTTCTTGCAAATCCTTATTGAATTCGTACTCCTTAGCCAAGTAAATAGCATCCCCCAATAAACATTGGGTTTGAAGAATATGTATCAGTGAATCACTTTGCCAACAATCATATTCATGAAAATTCTTCCAATCCTTACGCATTGAATGAACTTCATTTTTAATAGAATCAACTTGAGATTCTGTAAGAAAGTTTTCTACAGTTCTAACAAGAGATTTTGTTTCACAACTGTCTACCATGTTTATCAAGAAGTTTTACTGTATTGAGGTTAGACTTCTCTCTTTTTTTAATCTTTTTATACTCCTTTATAATCTTATCTACTTCTGAAACAGGAACCTTAACCTTTAACTCATTCTCCTCATCCTTTCCAACAAATCCAAGACCACCCTTCTCTACTACTTCCAGTTGATCAACATAATCATTTATCCCTTCTTGGATTTCAGCCCTAATAAGTTGATTAATTTGATCTCTTAGTAGTTCTTCATTCTTCATTTTTTCTTCCTCTTCTTAGGTGGTGTTGGTTTACCCATTCCCTCAAAAGTTCTTGGACTTACTATTCCATTAGTCCAAGCAATACCTTCAACATTTTTATATGTATCATAGTAATGATCAAATATTTCCACAACACCTGCACCTCGTGCCACATCATACTTAACCTCTTCTTTATCTTTATAAGTTACTAGAAAAGAGTCAGATGGTAATTTCTTATCATCTGCTTTATTTCTTTCACATTTTTCATGAAGTACTTGCACAGTCATCCTCCTCTACCACCCCATGTAATGTCTGGATAAGCCTGTATAACACTCTTCTTAGGAATAACATACTTAGATTCAAGATCTTTATCCTTTATAAGGCATAGAATCTCTGCATCTAATGGATGAAGACCCTGAAGAAGTTGAATAAACATGGTCTCTCTACGAAGGCCATTCAAGGTATCATTACCACCCTTAATGAAGTTGTACAGTTTAGTCCATTCTCTACGAAGAGTAGTATGTCCCTGATCGACATTAGTAGTCTTATGATGTGCAAGTGTATTGACTTGTTGATCAATTCTAGTACTTAATGTTCCAGTAGTATTCTGCTCATCTTCCATACTCGAATAAGGAACTTCACCTGGTGGTAATAAACTCACCACACTATCATCATAATTCCAAATAAGCAATGCCTTTAATGAATCATGTTCATACTTTTGCAATGCCTTAACCTTTCCTGCATTTGTTTTCTGCTTTGATACAACATCAAATACTTCAAACGTAAATGGATTAGTTGGAAGATCTGGTATTGCAGTTTCAGTCTTTCTTGCAGGTGTCTTAGGAGTCGTACTGACTTTCTTCCTAGTTGTAGTTGTTTTTCTTGTACGTACAACTGGTTTAGTCGTCGTCTTCGTCGTTTTCTTCGCTGGTGTCATGTTGTTCAAACCTCACGGCTAAAATTTCATCGGGAACTAATTGTCCATTTGCATCAAACATTTCTGGGTGAGTATACACAGTTTGGGGTGTAGTTTCGTATGAATGTTGTCTTGCCATCCATCCTATCATACCTCCTACCAAAAGTGCAAGTAACGACACTACTGTCGTAAGGGTAAGCGTTACTACTAACGTCTCCATGATGCTCCTCCACTGGTTGTTTTTGGTTTCTTAATGCTCAAAGAAACCTCAAAAGTGAAACGTATCTCTCTTTTTAGGAGAGAGATCATTCTCTCTACCCTTAGAAAAAGGGGTCTGACCTTTTGAGGTTTCGGTCTTCCTCCTGTTAATACTAATTCTACTCCTCTATTTATTGGAAGTTTAGACGAGATTATTTTCTCGGAGATACTTGACTGTTTCATTACAACCTCCCAATTTTTTTCCATTTAAAAGAATTTGAGGAAAGGTGGTACCATTACCAAACTCTCCGTAGAATGAAGCTCGATCAAACTCTTGATCTAAAGTGTATACGATATAATTTGCTTTCATTAAGTCTAGCACTTCCGTAATCTTAGTGCAATAAGGACATCCCACTTTTGAATAAACTGTAAAGTTTTGAAGTTCAGTTGGATCTTTCTCCAAAACTGTTTCTTCTGGTTCTAAATTTCCGTGCATAATTTTCCTCTAACAATTTATTTATTTGCTATTGCGTTAGCATAATCTTTATCGAAAATTTCAATACCAACATCAGTTAAAACGTGATTATACATCTTAGCAAAGATTGCTGGTGGCATCGTAACAATGTCTGCACCCTGTGCAAATGAGTGCTCAACGTCTGCAACAGATCGTATGGATGCAGAGAGTATCTCAGTCTCATCATAAGGATTAAACTCCTTCCACGTTGGACTCAAGACCTCTCTGATTCTCTTGATGAGATTACATCCACCAAATCT